TATCAAGCAGAATCGCTGAAGACACAATGATCTTCAAAGTTGAAACGATCGAGAACTACGGAAAAGAAGATTTTCTTGCAAAGCGTTTCTTTCAACTACGCAAATTCGGTCAGAACTGGTTCTTCGACACTCTTTCAGTTTCATCTGGAATTCACGCTGGCGGATTTATCCCAGTATCAATCATGAAGATCGATGGTGAGTTCAAAGTGAAATTCTTGAAGCACGTCTTCGGCGAAGGAAAGCGTGTCACAAAATCAGTTGAAGGTCGTGACTTCATCAGCACTGAAGGAAGATTCGACATCTGGACAGACATGTAAGAAACAACAAAGAGAGCGACGCGAGTCGCTCTCTTATAAAACAACAAAACAATGACAACATCAGAAAGAATTGAAATGCTTCAAGAAGCGCAAGATCATTTGAGTCAAGCGATCGAGTTGATCAGCACAGCACTTCAAGATACAGAACACGATCGTCACGCTGACGCATACATCATCGCTCATCTAAGCAACTGGAGCGATGCTCAAGGATACCGACACTGGTATCGAACAATACATTCAAGAGTTACTCGTTGGCGAACGTTAAACGTGTTGTTTTGTTGTAGACACGAGCAAGAACTTTCTCGCTCGTGTCTTTTTTATTCATTCGTAGATAGTTAGCTTTGTTTTGAAATTTCATTCAAAGACATCAACGCGTGGCTGAAAATCAAAACTTGTTTTCTCGAGTTCTTGGAGCGATCAGATCGAATCCGAACAGACCTTCAACATCACTCTCGAACCCTGCTGAATGGTTGTTCACTGATAATGAGAGCAAGACTGGCATCGCAGTCACAGAATCAACAGCAATGCAACTCTCTGCCGTCTTCGGCGCTGTTCGCGTCATCTCAGAGACGATTGCATCACTTCCTTGGGACGTAAAAACAACACAAGACGACATCGTCAGAGACGCGAAAGATCATCCAGTGAACAAGTTGATTCATCATCCAAATCAGATGATGACAGACTTCACACTTCGCGAAGTGTGTCAAGCGCATCTCTGTCTTCACGGAAACGCTTTCATCATCATCAAACGCAATGAATCTGGACAAGCTGTGCGATTGATCCCAGTCCATCCAGATCGTGTCAAAGTGAAAGTGTATCAAGATGAAAAGTTCTACACGATAGACGAAAAAGAGACTTTTGACGATAGTGAAGTGATTCACATCGTTGGGCTTGGTTTCGACGGCATCGTCGGAAAGTCTGTCATCGAATCAGCGCGTGAATCAATCGGTCTTGGACTTGCGGCAGATCGCTTCGGTGGTTCTTTCTTCGGTAACGGAGCAAACATCTCTGCTGTTCTCACACACCCGGGAAGATTAAGCGACGAAGCATACAAGCGCATGATCAGATCATGGCATCAGAGAAATTCGGGCCTCGATAACGCACACAAGACTGCGATTCTTGAAGAAGGCATGAAAGTTGAAAAGATGTCGATCTCACCTTCAGAATCTCAGTTTCTTGAGACACGTCAGTTCAGCGTTGTTGACATTGCACGTTTCTTCAGAATACCTCTCGCTTATTTAGGTAGCATCGAGAACTCAAGCACTCGNGCCAACATTGAAGAACAAGGCATTCAATTTCAAAGAAACACGATACTTCCTTGGGTTAAACGTTGGGAATCTGAACTGAACAGAAAACTCTTCGTCGGTGACTCTTCATACTACATACGTTTCAACATGGAAGGTCTTCTCAGAGGCGACATCAGATCTCGATACGAAGCCTACACAAAAGGTCGTCAATGGGGCTGGATCAGCGCCAATGATGTTCGCAAGATGGAGAATCTTGCTCCAATCGAAGGTGGTGATGCTTATCTGCAACCGCTCAATATGACAGAAGTAGGAACAACACCAACAACTGAAGAGAACGACGATGCCGTACAATAACTATCCAGAAGCGGCATCGAACAATGCTCAACGCGCTCTTGATCATCGTGAAAAACACGGATCAGATTGCGGTACTTCTGTCGGCTGGCAACGTGCAAATCAACTTGCAAAAAGAGAGACGATCTCTCACGACACTCTTGTCAGAACGTTTTCTTTTCTGAGCAGAGCGAAAGTCTATGATCAAGACAAGTATTTTGATGAAGATCAAAAAGAGATTTGTGGATCGATCATGTACGATGCATGGGGAGGCGACGCAATGCTTCGCTGGGCAAAAAGCACAATTGAAAAAATGGAAGACAAATCACAAAGACATATCAAATCAGTTGTCGAAACAGATGAAGAAATCGTCATCACATTCGGCAAATCAGAACACTCTGACGACTCAGACGCTTCAGAAGACGTCTCAGAAGACGCCTCTGCTCTTGAAAATCGCGCAGAAGCAGATTCGCTCTCTGTCGGTGACTTCGTTCGCTGGTCGTCATCTGGCGGCTCTGCTTATGGTCGCATCATACAAATCGAGCGTAACGGACAAATTGAAGCAGATTCTGGATTCAAAGTCAACGGAACAGCAGAAGACCCTGCGGCGCTCATCAGAATCTATCGCTACGATTCAGAAACTGATGCGTATGTTGAGAGAAAACCAACGTTAAATGTAGCGCACAGATTCAGCATACTCGAGAAGTTTGATGCTGAAGTTCGCAAGTCGTCAGTCGTTCGTGAAGAGCGTGAATTCAGAATGCAGTCAGCTTCATATGAAAACAACACGATCAGAGGCTATGCGGCAGTCTACAATTCAGACAGCGAATGGATGGGTGGCTTCTACGAACAAATAGAAAAAGGCGCATTTGACAGCGTTCTTGACAACGACGTTCGTGCGTATTTTAATCACGACGAAAACTTGATCTTAGGGCGTGTCTCTTCTGGCACACTAAGAATCAGCACAGATGAAAAAGGTCTCTTCTACGAAGTAGATCTACCAAATACAACGTATGCGAATGATTTAGTTGAACTCATGAAAAGAGGCGACATCAATCAATCTTCTTTCGCTTTCTTAATTGATCGAGATCGCTGGGAAGAACGCAACGGAACAACATATCGAATCATCGAGAAAGTATCACGTTTGTTGGATGTTTCACCAGTTGCTCAACCGGCTTATCCCGACGCAACAAGTGAACTCAAGCAACGAGATTTGGCGTCAGAATCTGAAGCTGAAGCGAAAGCAGACACATCTTCTGAAGATGCTTCTGTTGAAGTGAAAGCTGAAGAGAATGACACCGACATTTATGTTTACAAATTGAAAACCCTAAATTTTTAGAAAAAGATGAAAAACATCGAACTACGCGGACAACGCGCTGAGTTGATTAAAAATGCAACGAACATCGTTGAAAATGCTCAGAAAGAAGGACGTTCATTGAACGCTGAAGAAAAGTCGAAATTCGACGCAATGGAAGCTGATGCAAGAAGCATCAAAGAACAAATCGACATCATCGAGCGCACTGCTGAGATGAAGAAAGAATTGGCTGCAAATGCTGAAGTGCGTGAAGCGGCTCCAAAAGCAACTCGCAAAGGTGCTTTCGAAAAATACCTACGCAACGGCATGAGTTCTTTGAACGCAAACGAGCGTTCAATGATGGCTGAACTTCGCGGTACTTCAACGCAAGTTGCAGGAACTGACAGCCTTGGCGGATTTTTAGTACCTCAAGACTTCTCAAACGAGTTGGACATGGCGACATTGTTCACTGGTGAAGTTGAGCGTTTAGCTAAAAAATTGAACACTGCTGGTGGCGCATTGTTAGACTACCCTACGATCAACGACACTGCAACTGACGCTGGTTTGATCAGTGAAGCGGCATCTGTTACCGTTCAAGACATGACATTCGCTAACGCTCAGTTAAGCGCATACAACTACGCTTCCCAAGTGCGTGTTTCAATGCAGTTGTTGCAAGACAATGCATTCGATCTGAACGCATTCTTAGCTGAAGCAATGGGAGAAAGAATCGCTCGTGCAACAAACGGCGCATTCACTACTGGTACTGGTTCAAGCCAGCCACAAGGGATCATCACTGGTGCAACTTTAGGAAAAACTGCGGCATCTGCAACGGCAATCGCGGCAGACGACATTCTTGACTTGATTCACAGCATTGATCCAAGTTACAGAAACAAGCCTACATTCGGCCTCATGGCTCACGATAACGTGATCGCGGCCATTCGTGCTTTAGGCCTTGGCTCTGCAAATGACTTCCCGATCTTCATACCTTCAATGGAAGCGGGTCAGCCAGACAAGTTGTTCGGATACAACATCTACTACAACAACGATATGGAGTCAAGCATCGCAACTGGAAACAAGACGCTTCTTGCGGCTGATTTCAGCAAGTTCGTTGTTCGCTCTGCTGGTGGTGTTCAAATGGTACGCTTGAACGAGCGCTACATGGATGAACTCGAAGTCGGCTTCGTAAGCTACGCGCGTAAGGACTCAAAAGTTCTTGACACTCGTGCAGTGAAATACTTGGCTCAAGCATAAGAATATGAAAGTCAGATTTTTGAAATCTGTCTCTGGATCTGGATTCCACTACCGCAAAGATGCGGTGGTGGACATCCAATCAGATGAGATGGCACGAGATTTCTTGAATGCAAAATTCTGTGAAGTGATCGCTGAACCAGCGAAGACACGCGCAAAGAAAGCAGTCAAGAAAACAACGAAAAAGGAAACACGATAGAACATGGCTTTTGATATTGTAACAACTGCGGCTTCTGAGCCAATCACTCTTGCTGAAGCGAAGAACTTCTTGCGTGTCGATCATTCAGATGACGACGACTTGATCAATGCTTTGATCACTGCATCTCGTCAGATGTGTGAAGAGTATACGCGAAGAATACTTGTGACAAGCACGATTGATGAATACTTTGACAAGTTCCCTACAAATTCATGGAACAACTTGTCGAATCTCATCTATCTCTCGAGAGGTCCAGTCACTTCAATATCTTCTGTCAAATATGTCGATGCAATCGGTTCTGAAGTCACACTCACTTCTGATCAGTACATCACAGACTTGATCTCTGAACCTGCAAGAGTGCAGTCGACTGCTGGTTGGTTCGCGGCCGCTGGTGTAGTGAATCAAGTCATCGTCAGATACGTTGTCGGAACTGATGTCTCAGCAATACCAAAGCCGTTGATTCAAGGAATGATGCTCGTCATCTCTGATCTTTACGATCAACGCGCTGATAGTGTGAAGAGATTGCCGACAGCATCAGAGTATTTGTGGAACCCGTACAGAATCTTCACTTTCTGATGATCAAACAATCTGGACAACTTGACAGACGCATCACGATTCAGACATTCACGTCTTCAACTGATGCATTCGGTCAACTCAACAAATCATTCACAACACTTGCTTCTGTTTGGGCAAAAGTTGTTGAAAAGTCTGGATCTGAAAATGAGCAGTCTGATCAACTCGTTGCAGTGAAAAAAGTACATTTTTTCATTCGCTATCGATCAGACATCAATGAACAGATGCGTATTGTTTACAATAGCAAGACGTATAAAATTGAAGCGATCATCAGCGATGAATCGAGAGATTCTTTTCAACGTATTGAAACAAGACTCACAGACTGATCATGGGAACAACTGCTGAAAGAATGATGTCTCAAAGTTCTCGCTCTAAAAGCAAGAACTCTGCATTCATCGGATTCGATGATGACGTTCTCATTCGTGAGTTTGAGAAAGCGTTTAAAGAACTTGACACTCTTGCGAATAGTGTTCAAACGAAAGACATCAGAAAGATTCAGAGAGCGTCTCTGAAGCCTATGGTTGCGCGTTTCAAAGCAAACATCACTGATGAATCAAGTTTCAAAGTGTACAGAAATGGTGGTGTATATGCAGAGATACCGAAAGGTACTTTGAAGAAATCAATCGACATCATCAACACTCGAGTCAGAAAACATCAGACTTTCTCTTCGCTCTCAGTAGGTGCAAGAGTGAAAGGCAGATACTCTGATCCAGAGAAAGGTGGCTGGTTTGCTCACTTCGTTGAATACGGCTTCATTAATAAGTACGGCCAATATGTAAAAGGTGCGAACTTTGGATTCGCTGAAAAAGCAAAAAAAGGAGGACTCTCTCTCGTCAGAACAACATTCAAGTCTCTGATGAAAGCGTTTCTTGACAAACAAGTAAAAGCGTCACAACAATGATTGGCAAAGTCATCAAATACAAGTTTGACAATGATTCTGATCTGAACACTCTGTTCTCTGGTCGAGTCTATCCACTCGTTGGCGCACAAACAGCACAACATCCTTTCGCGATCTATGAGATCGTAGTCAATGACGCACAGCGTTCAAAAGACAGCGACTCACATCTCGATGAAATGAATGTCAGAGTCACAATTGTTTCGACATCTTATGCTGACACACAGAACGCAGTTTCGTATATTAGAAACGCATTTGTGCGCATGAATGAAACGATTGAAAGCGTGAAAGTACAATCTTGCTCATTCGACGGTGAGCGCGATTTGTTCAGTGATGACGAAAGAACTTTCTCTTCTCAAGTAGATTTGATATTTCGTGTTTCACTCGATTAGTAATTGAATAATAAAATAAAAACAAAAGAAAATGGCTGCAACAAGCATCATGAACTCAACTGACGTTGTGATTCAAATCAGCGAAGATGGTGGAACAACATACGACATCATCGGCCGTGCAACATCGGCATCACTTAGTGTCTCAATGGAGACTCGCGACACAACCACAAAAGATAGTGCTGGATGGCAAGAAAATCTTGAAGGTCTAAAATCTTGGTCATTGAGCGGTGACGGACTTGTCACATACTCAATCACTGGAGACTACGACACACCAGACGATCTGTTCACATTGTTGTCAAATCGTACACTTGTGAAAGTGAAGTTCGGTTCTGCAACATCTGGTGAAATCGACTACACTGGCGACGCTTACCTCGTAAGCTATGAACAAGAAGCTGGCGTTGAAGAGAATGTGACGTATTCGTTCGGATTCACTGGAACTGGTACACTGACTCAAGCGTCTGTCGCTTAATACTACACAACAGAGAGAGCATCGAGAGATGCTCTCTTTTTAACAACATCAACAAATGACTCAGATAATAGAAACAAACGAAAGAAAACATCCAGTCAGATTTGGATTCAACGCACTTCGCGAATTCAGCAGAATGACTGGAACAACACTCGCTCAACTTGAAGATCTTGGTGNCGACATGACGCTTGATCAAGCGATCACATTGATGTATTGCGGATTCAAAGACGGAGCGAGAAAAGAAAAAGTGAACTTCAGATACGATGTGTCTGACATCGCTGACTGGATTGATGATGATGAAGCGTTGATTGAAAAAGTCTTCGCAGTGTTTGAAGATCAGTTCAGTGCAAAGAGCGAAAAAAAGAAGTAGGCCGACGCGAAGAAAGCAAAAAAGAAACGACTTGGGACGATCTCGAGTCATTCGCGTTCGGTCAAATTGGTCTCAAACCAGTTGAATTCTACGACTTGACACCGAGAGAGTGGACAAATTTAGTCACTGGATTCAACGAGCGAGAGAACAGAAAGCAACAAAATGAATGGGAAAGAACGCGTTGGCAAACAACGATTCTCTTGAACGTTCATACAAAGAAAACGATCAAAGCAAGAGACTTGATTGTTTTTCCTTGGGAAGCACAAAAGAAGAAGCAAACGATCTGGACGAAAGGAGAGATCATCGCTGTGATAAATGAAAGAAACGAACGCGCAAAATTAAAACATGGCCAATCTCTCGAGTCTTAACTTTCGACTAACTGCGAACATTTCGCCATTCAAGAAAGGTCTCAACAAAGCAGAGCGATCAATGGATCGACTCGGCAAGAAGATGCAGGCAACCGGCAAAAATATGTCGATGAAACTGACTGCGCCACTTGTTGCTCTTGGTGCTGT